ATATAGCTTTTCCGTTATCTACAAAGGTTGCATTTGCTCCTACTGTTACATTTGTTGTAGTAGATAAAGCACCTGTAACTGTTGCACCTGCTGAGGTTGTTTCTAATTTCTTTGAATTGTCATAGTAAAGTTCTACTGCTCCATCTTTAACAAATTTTGCCATATACTCGCCAGTATTATCTTGAAAATGCATAGCATCGCCATTTGTAGTAAAATAGAAACCACCAGTTCCATCATCTCTAATAAAACTTACATTTGAATCGTGGTATATTTGCAAATCATTACTTGATCCAAATTGCGCCCTAACATTGTCGTTTAAAACAATATTACCTGTCATAGTACCCCCTGCTAGTGGCAAGAATGAACCTCCTGAACCTGTGATAGTTCCACTTACTACAAGATTACCTGTAACATCTACTCCTGTATTAGTCGTTGCTAGTTTTTTATTGTCATTAAAATATAATTCAACTCTATCATCTGGCACAGCGTTTATCATTAACCCACTTAAATCAGCTTTATAAACTCTAAATAAATCAGACGCTATTCTTAAACCACCACTTCCTGCATCTTTAATGTAAGAATTTGAGCCATCGTGATAGATTTGTAAATCACTAGATACACCCATTAAGATTTTAGATGTATCAGTAAACGTAATATCATCTCCTGCACTTACAGCAATATCTTTTCCACTTGTTGTATTACCAAAGCCTAAGACTTCTGTTAAAGTGTCTGTTTGTGAAAATTTAGTATCTACATATAATTTAACTGCTGCACTTGTTGGTACAGTAGTATCATTGTTAAAGTTTTGTATTCCATTTGCTGCTGTTACAAATTGCGTTATAGTAACGCCTGTGCCTGTATCTTTTAAAGAACCCCATTCTAGTACACTTGTAACCTTAAAGTCTCCTGCGGTGTTTAAAAACAGGCCTGAGAGGTTACCAGCTCCATCGGTTAACTCACGTAGTGTAGCTGAAAGCACAGCGTTATCTATAGTTTTTAGTAAACCGGTATAAGTTGCAGATATTTTTGTATTAAATAGAGTTGCCATTCTTTAATTTTTTTGTTTTGTTATTTTCAATTTTCTTTAAAAACTGTTTTAGTTTTTTTATGTTTATTTCTTTTACTTTATACTTCATAAAACCCAGCCGTTAAAAGTTGCATCATAACTAGGGTATATATCATCATTAGTATTGCTGGTGTACTCAGGATAGGTAGTTTGGTTAAAACTCATAAAATCAATAAATCTTCTAGAGTACCATTCCGCATTAGTTCTAGCCTTTTCTGTTAAAAAATCTACCTCTTCTTTGCTTACCGTATCTGCGTTCTCGCTACGGTGTTTATACATTCCACCGTTTCTAATTTGATATGCCGAAAATGGGATATAATCTACCTGTGAAAACCATATAAGCATCGGTACTACATAATCATCTAATAGCGTTTTCCACCTAGCATTAGCTGGTAAGTCAATACCTGCAACTATTGCAGCTGTAAGTGCGTTATACATTTTTGTTCCTAAATAGTTTTGGATATGGATTTCCTGCGCCAGTTTAATGAACTGGATATATTTGTCCGTATCGACATTTCCATCGATAATACTGTTTCTAACTAAGTCGGTTCTATTTATAAATAATACTGTAGCCATAATTTTATTCTCCTTGAGGGTTTCCGGGCAAAAAGCCTTTGTTTGGTAAGTTTCTAGGTTGTATTGATACCTGATAAGGGTTTGTAACCTTATAGCCCAGTATAGCGGCCTGTCTAGTGCCTATAATATCCTGCGCATCTTTTGTGTTTATCTTAGCTAGCTTGCTTTTAAAGGTTATTCTTCGCCATGAATGATGACAATTACCTCCGCCCTTGTATAACCAGATGCTATAGTTATCAGCACCCTCAGGGCCCCATCCGGGATTTACCTTTTGTGTGCCCATAGCTATTATATCCTTTTTACGGTACAGCTTATTAGCTTGTTTCATAGCTCTGCAAAATTTACGAGCATTATCACCCACTTTTCTAGGCGCATAATAGTATCTAACTCTAAAATAGTTTTCTCCTATCTTTTTATCCTGTGCTGAGGGCGTGTTTGGGAATGCGCTACCGGTACTTACTACAAATTTCCACATCTTACCTAGCAGAGATAACTTCTCTTGGCTCTGTGCGTTTAACTCTTGTATTACGTTATCTATTTTATCATCTTTTTCATAGTCAACAGCTTGGTCATATATAGCTTCCCACTCGTTTTCATCAATATCTTCTCCTAAAGCTATTAGCTTAGCTGCAACCTCAGCATCATTATCTTGCCCATCAGCTGAACAACAAAGCCTATCTACATTAGATAGCTCTATACAGTTGGGTACTTCCTTACCATCTTTTATCTTAGTACCGTATTGCTCGTAACCATCCCAGCATGGAGCTTTTAACTCTGTGTGATTTTCGCAGGGCATGTAATATACTACACCCTCTACCTCGTGTTCATGTGAGCCACTACATCCCATTTCCTCAGCTTTTGCCTCTGCTTCTTCTTTAGTTTCGTAAGCCTCTTTTCCATCTATAGTTTTAAGCTCAACTTTAGCTAGCTTGCTTTCCATTTCTATTCCTGTTTCCTCTTCTATTGTTTCTTTATCCTGTAGTTTACTATCAACCTCAGTAAATTCTAGGGGCTGTAACGTAGTAAAGTATAGGTTTAAGGCTATATCGTTGTATGATAGTAGTATGTCAAAGGAATCAATTAAAAGCTCCTGAAAAGGCCTTATAACAGTATTATCCATTAATAAGCTAGCAGTTTTTATTTCATCTGCATTGCTTGAAAAACCTGAGCTGGTTCTAATTCCTAATAAAAAAGGGCTTACAACCCTATGGGCTACCTGTATTTTAGATTGTGATTCCTCGCTTAAAAACTGATACTGGTTATGTGCATCAGATAACTGTACTGGTGTTATTTCAGCTTGGCTTTCCTTGTTATCATTAAACGCTAATATGAATTTTCCAGCGTTGCTAGTACCTGAGAATTTAGCAGCTATTTTACTTTCTATTAATTGGCGTTCTTCTTGGTTAGGTGTTCCGTTATTGAAGTTTATCAGCATGCTCGGACTAAGGCCATTCATGATATTATTGAGATGATAGTTCGAGACTTCTTCCTCAAGCTCAGCGTATTGTAATCCACCCTGATAATCGACAGGGCTATAATAGTAAAAGCCTGATTTATAAGGTTTTACATATAATATTTCTATATTCTCTTTAGACATACCATAAGCCGGTATTCTTAAAGGCACATCGCTACGTTTTATATTGGCCCAATCTTTAAAATAGTAGTAAGCTGGCACTTCTCCATCCTCATCACACTTTTCAGCCCTTAAGGTTTCTATTGGCATGTGCTCTAGTTGAGCTATCTTTTTTCTATCTTTAGAGTAAATAACCTGTATAGCACATTGGCCCATCAATTTAAGGTCGTAACACAATTTTCTTACTACAGTTTTCTTAAATAAAGAAATCATTTGGGCGTACTCGTTTGGTTTACGGCTAGCATCTGTAGCATTTAAACCCTTACCGTAAATGGCTTGCGAAATTCCATTGATTGCAGCGTTGTTTGTTGGACTACCATTATACCTATCTATCAGGTACTGGAAATAGTTATTATCACTGCCATACTCAATCCATTCCTTACCGCTTACCTCTTTAATTTCAGGGCTTGTATAGGTGCTTAAATTAACAAAGCCAAACTCTGATACTTTAGAAGCAGTTTTAAATTGCCCTTTTTCGTTTCTTAATCTTGTTTTTCTCATCTAACAGTATATGTATTATTAAAGCCGTTATAGTGCGTGTATTGGCCCTTGTTTAGCTCGTAATGGTCATTGTCATTTAATTGGTCTATGTCTTGGTCTGTACAAAATATTCTATCCCTAAATATATCCTCTTTAAAATTGGAATCTATTTGCCATAATACATCGTATAAATTCCAAAAGCTGTTATTAGTATTCCAAAAGTTATAATCTATAAACATATACAAATCGTAAAAATGGGCCTCAACTAAAACAGGGTTAAATACTCTATTAAATTGCAAATAATTGCCTGAGGTAGTACCTGTTTGATTTGGATAATCTACTGTAATATTTGTGCTATCATCTCGTACCCTTAATGTAAAGGCACTATCATCATACTGTCTAGGTATAACTTTAATAGTTTGGGCCGCTGCTGTAGTAGTTAAAATTATCATACACTTATATAACGTAAAATTTGAGCTTATTTGTAGAAGTGTCCACTCAAAAAAAAAGCACCCTGTAAAAGAGTGCTTAATTTTCTAACTAAAAAAACTAATTATTAAACTATTAATTTACTGGTATTTGTTCAGTAGATGGTGTAGGTGTAGCGTTTAAGAAATAAGGCGCTGTTTCTTCAAGCCCCTCAAATGTTAAAGTGAATCCTGACAAATCTCCTGCCGCTGCTCCTGTTACAACAGTTCCGCCTGTTACTTCCATTCCGTTTTCAAATCCACACAAGAAGCTATTGCCGTAGTAATCAACGACTACTGCATAAGGTCTAGCAACCGCAAGTATTTGTAACTCTGCTTGTGTCTTTGCATCTAAGAATGTTAGTGTCAAGTTAATCGTTTGTGTGTAAAAAGTCGTTCCGTTCTCTCTGCTGCTTGTTACAGTAGTTTCAAGGCTAGAGTTTCCTTTTACATCAAATTCAAACCATACTGGAGCTGGAGAAGCGTTTGTTATAGTAGCTATTTTTGTAGATGAATCTACTGCAATACTAGCAATAGTTCCGTAATCTGCGAAAAGCACAGATTTTATTCCTCCAAAAGCTGATTTACAGGGTACTTTTCTACCTGTTGTTAATGCACATGCCATATCTTTTATATTTTATAACTATAAGAGTATCAGGCTTTTACACCTAATACTCATAGTTGGTTAATTAATTATGCGTATTCTACGATATCAGATGCAATTCCAAACTGAACTGCACTTGTAAATCTCATTACCATTCTTACGTTATTACTCGCATCTAAATCCTGCATGTCTAAAACCTTGATAGAATTTGTATCGTTTAGAAGTCCAGTTCCGAAATATAGATTGCTACGTTGAGCAGCATACATTTTGTTAGCTGATAATCCCGGAGATACAAAAATCTTAACTCCGTTTACCGTTAAACTACCATTATTCCACCATTGCGTTCCCATGTTAGAAACACCATTAGCACCTAATCCGTTTGCTGCGAATCCGCCTAAAGCTTGTACGTAAAATTTCGCTGCTGCGCTTCCGATATATAAGAATAAATCTTCCTTACCATATAAGGCCGCTGGAATTGCATCCACTACCTTAGATAATTCAGCTATGATATTTGCTGCTGATAATACGCCTGCTGCTACTTGTTGACCTGCTGGAATATCTCCTGCTGCTGCCGAAGCTGCAATTAGCTTTTCAAACCCATCAAATGAGTTATTAGAAGCTGCTGCTGTATCACCTTGCCAAATACAAAATTCTGTATTCTGTGCTACCTCTGATGCAACGTGTGCAATCATAAAGTCGCTGAATTTAGGAGGCAAAGATTGGCCTAAACCAAATCCCATTTGCTGCGATTCCCAGTCATTTACAAAATCATATTTGCATAATTGTAGATTCACTTGTAGTTCAAGGGGCTGAATTATACGCTCAGTAAGTGTTACTGAACTGTTAGGTACAAAATCACAGCTTGCAGGGCTCACTAAAGAGCCAGTAGCTAGTTTTTTAATTACCTCTTTAAAAGCAATATTTGCCTTTACTGTTAAACCTCCGTCATCGATTGTGCGAGCCGAAAGTAAAGCAGCTGCGATGTATTCCCCAGCAAATTGACCGCTGTAGGAAGTCGTGATATTAGTTGCAGTCGCTAATTGTACGTTTTTTAAATTACTCATTTTTCTTATTTTTATATATTAATATTATGATTCTGATGCCCAGATTCCTTGTCCGCCTATAATGTACCATTCTGTTAACGATACTGCTCTAAGTGCTATCCAGTCTCCTTTTTTAGAAGTTGCTTTTGTGTTTATTACATCTTTTCCTGCTACGCCTGATGCGTGAAATACTGCTGATGCTTGTGT